TAATGCAGCGTCAGTCTGAAAGCGCCGTATTCGAGAGCTTGTACAACAGTTTTGAAAGCGAAAAAGGCAAGTTTAAACGCATCGTGGACGATATGACGCTAAAAGGCCGCGACCAGTTTGATGAATACGTCACCTTGCTGCAACAGGGCCATGACGTTGAGTCAGAGGTTAGCAAGGCGGCGTTTAAGTACATTGAAGCAGCAGCATCTTAAAAAACTAGGTATGTGCTGAGTAGATACCCAATAGGTATGTGCCCAGCAGATACCCAACTTGAGGAAAAAAAATGAGCGAAAAAGAATTTGTAGACGGGCTTTACGTTAAATCACCGCACCACAACGCGCCTAATTTTGTGATCGCAACACTGAGCATTAATCGGAAGATGATGATCAGTTGGTTGAGCAAACGTACTGAAGACCACCTAACCATTGACCTTAAAAATGCTAAAAACGGCAATTGGTACGCAGAGCTAAACAACTTTGTTGCAGAAAAAACTGAAGGTAGCATTCGCTACCCCAAAACATACGATGAACTACAAAAACAATCTGTCGAGGATTGGATTAAGGATTACGAGGAGTCGGGGGATAAATGAGGAAATGCAGGAACAGAAGTTGCAGCAACATCTTGCCGGAAGGCACCCACGGGTCCAAAAAGTTTTGCAGTCCAGAGTGTGCCATTTCGCGCCGCAAGGCTAGTCAGAGGAAACACTGCGATGTAAACACGATGTGCCAAGACGAATTCTGGGAATACGAATTGTCCAACAAAATTTTACAAACCGCATGGGTATAATTATGGAAGCGATAAAAAAAGTATTCGGGACAGAACCATTCAAGCTCTTTCGCGCTGACGATCCTGCGACAAGCGAGCAGGCTGCGTTAGCGGTAGACACTGAGTCTCTGGAAGAGAAGGTTTACAAGATTATCAACGCCAGTGGCAAGGCAGGAATGATAAGCGATGAAGTAAGGGCGGCAATGCCAGAGGTTAGCTCTTACAGCTCCGTCACGGCTCGCTACAAGGCTTTAAAGGACAAGGGGCTTGTCTTGCTCAATGGCGAGAGAAGACCGGGTCGGTCGGGCCGGAATCAGTCTGTGATGATCGGGTACAAGCACTCAGCGTTTGAAAAAGGTTAAAACGATAGCCATAATCACGCCGAATGACACAAACGCTGCCGTAAATGCAACGCCAATTTGTTTGGCAAACGCAATATTATTGCGGCGGCGAATCTTCGCTATCCTAATCTGCTTCTCATGCTCTAGCTTGGACTCTTCGACTCGCGCCATAATCTCGTTATAGTCTTTTGTGAGACCCTGCATCATCATCGAATCCCGAAGCTGATTGTTAAAAGCTTTCAGCTGTCGCTTGGCTAACTGGATCTGCATACTTTCTTTGACCGACAGTTTACCAACGTATTTGCTCTCAACGTCTTGGATAGTTTCGTTTGCTTTCGAGTAACGATCCATGACTGAGGCTAAGTCACTAGCGTGACCGCCAGTTTCTTTTATCGCTCCAATCGCGTCATTTAGACCTTTGACGATTGAAACTACAGTGGCTATTTCGGCAATCATAATGTTTCACATGAAACTATTTGTTAGCCACGCTTTTAGTCTTCTCATGAGTCCGCAGACCGCCAAGACCCAACATACCCAACAATACCGTCATCAAATCGCCCATCTCCAGCTTAGGCACATCGAGCCAGATGTCGAGGAAAGGTGAAAGGATAAATGAATACAACAACGCCATTCCGCATGTCCAGCCGCAAAATGGCCTCCAGCCAGACACGAATACCGACGCGTGTGAGGCTTCTGCTTTGTTAATCTCTAACTGACCAACCAACAACGACAACTCGCCTGCAAACTCCTCAGATTTAGCCTGAGCCTTTAATTTGGCGGCTAGGTCTTTATCCTTGACGAATTTGTTGACGAATGTGTCTACAAGTCCTAATCCTGCCGTGACTGGGTCCATCAGTGGTAGCTCCTAACGATGTCAGCTAGATATTCAGCGCGACTGGGAGTCTGTACCGCCCACTTCGAGTCAAGCATCTGCCTCGCCGCCTCCTCGTAATCTCCAATTCTGAGAGCGGACAGGAACAGCTTAAACTTTCCAAGACCGGCTAGGCCCATTTGAAACGCCATCTCAATCATCACGCCGCAAACTTCTGCGTCAAGATCGTCAGCCCACGGGTAAATATCCCTCAAACTATCAGCGAGGTTTAACAGCCGGTTTTGCACGATATTGATAGACTCGCGCTCAGTGATCCATGTTAACCCATGCCCGAATGTGTAGGGTTCTGCGCCTGAGAGCGGATCTGGATACGGTCGGGCCTCAAAGCCTTCATGCTCCAAAACCCGACTCAGCAGCTCGTTGTCGGCAATCACACCAACAACTTTTGCACAAACGGCGCAATCATTATTAAAACAGCGAGACCCCACAATTTGCCGTCGAGCGAATTCAGGCTGATCTTGTAGCTGTCCAACCTCTTTTCAATCCTTTCAAATCGTGAGTCACACATGGCTACATGGTTTTCCAAATCTTTCAGATAATCTTCCAAAACTTCTTCCTTGAACTACAGACCCTGTCCCGGAGTGATGTAAACAGTCGCTGTCCCGCTCGATGATTTTCCTGTAAAAAACGCGCTCGCACCGAACCTCAGCACTTCATCAGTGCCGGGTAACAGAGGAATAGAGGTAGCCACCGCACCCGCGTTAGCAATTGCCTCAGCAGATGTCGCGCCCACGCCCAAAAACACCGTCACGGTGCTGTCATTAATAATGCGGTACTGACCCGCGTCACTGTTGATCGTTGGGCGAATAGGAGCCTGCTGACCGGCTGGCGGTGTAGGCGTAGCAGCCGCAAAGGTGATCGTGTCACCAAGTGGCGCAAATGGGATTTGTGATGATGATGCCATTACTCTTCTCCTTCTTGAGCGGCAGCATAAGCAGCCTTTGCTTCGTCTGTGAATACCGTGTTCGCAATTGCTACAACGTCAGCGTCTTCGCCTGATAGATCCGCATCAGGGGTCAGAACATGACGGCGAAATGATCGTGAGATTTCTTCGTCATCACGCTTAATGATAGAAGCAGTGCGAACTTGGACTACTGGATAACCAGCAGCTAAATTCACTATCTCGACCTTATCATTTATAGTTTCTTCTGTAAGTGAAGCTTTTGTAAGTGCCATGTTTATTTCCTTAGTTTATCGTGGCGAAAGTGCCACCTGTCCACCCGCTAGGGGTATTAATTAATTTGTAACCAATCTGCTGATGCTGACTCAGCTTTTGCCATGTAAATATTACCACCGCTGTAGGTGACTAATCCTCTTCGCAAAGGGGTGGTACTGGTTGCCGGAAATCCAGTAACACTTGCATCGTTAAAATCAATTTCGCAATGCTGACCAGCAGAAATCAAACTTGTTCCTTTGTTGCCCGATATCAAAACGTCTGTTGTAGTTCCGTCAACGTTCGTCTGCACAACGACCCCAGCAGCATAAATATTATTTGCGACAATTCCTTTTGACGCAGTAAAAACTCTAACTCCAATTGTAGAATTTATACTTTTGAAGATATTGCCCGTTATGGTGAAATCTGCAATCGTGCCGCCAGTTCTAATACCCGCTCTTGTAGAGTCAGAAGAGCCATTAACATCTTCTATGAAGTTGTTGGCGCATATCACATCTTCAATCGTGCCAGAACCGCCAGTGGTCAAAACTATTCCGTTGTCCGTTGCAGATGTCCTGATAATATTGTTGCTACAAACTATGCCGCCAACATTTGTATTAATTTCAATCGCGCCTAAATTGCCAGTCGAAACATCATTACCGATGGTGTTGCCAGTTATTGTTATATCTTTAGGATAATAACCATCTGCCGCGCCAACAATAATAGATCCTTTACAATCTCGTAGAGTGTTGCCTGTTGCCGTAAGATTGTATCCGTTCGCACCATTACTATCGAGCGATGTTCCGGCCCCAGTTAAGCGAATGCCGTTATTGCCGTCGGTATTGTAAATGGCGCAACCAGTTACAGTAATGTTAAACCCTCTAGCAATAATGCCGCCGCCAGCAGAACCAAAAACATTACAACCCGTAATTGTTACCGCTTTACCGCTGCTAATATAGACTATTGCGTCTTGAACTTCTTCGCCTGTCACGCCACGGATTGATACAGTTTCAGAAGTAGATTGACATAAAAACCCGCCGCTGCAAAAGCTAACCCTGCCATTGGAGACGGTACTTTCATTGCATGCTTTGTAAGTTATCGCAAAATGACTGTTCGCATTAGCAACTTGACCGCCAGAAATAGCAGGAAAAAAACCATTAAACACATAGTTTTCTGAAGAAGCGTTATGACAATTAAGCAGCGTAGCCAGCCTTCTCTTGTTAGTTCCGGTTACATCTAGCAGTCTTGCGTACAAGCATCCTGATAAAAATACAAATGACCTTTCCTCGCTAGGACTATTTGCTTGAAAATATGTATTGTTTTCAGTAGCTAAAAAATCAAAACCTTTAATCGTTAGATTGTCACAGGACGTAAAGCTAAATACGCCAGTGAGTGATGCACCGTTTTCAAAAATTTCAGCCCCATATCCTGTCAATGTTATGTTATCCACTGATGACTTAGTCAAATTAGCAGAAACTAAATACTTGCCAGCAGGAAAAACTAACAAGCTATTTTCCGACAGCGAGTCTAGCGCCAATTGTATAGCGGACGTAGAGTCTGTGGCTCCCGTATTGTCTGCGCCGAAATCAATAACACTAACAGCCGCGCCATCGATCATTCGATTATGTACTTTTGTTAAAGACACAATTTTCTCCAGTTAAGCCGTGTAGTAAAAACCTTGCAGTCTATGATAATCATTTGCAGTATTTGGCGCGAATGTGGATGCTGTAGAGTTACTTGCAAAAAACTCAATATAATCTGCCCCGTTTACTGCTCCCCCTGCAATGGGCGCTGATGACGAACTAGAGGTCAGTAGTGTTCCAACCATAGTTTTGCCAGATGCTCCCGCATCATAGGACGGAGTGAAAGGTAGCCCACCAATTTTGTTAGACGCAAAATTTGCTGAAACTCTGAAAGTAATTTTTATATAAACTACGTTTCCAATTTTAGTATATTCGCCTGTTTCTGCTGAAAATGCTCCAGAAGCGTCACCGTTCGTCGTTACCGTGAATACACCCTCCTCGTAGTCATCCAAAACCTCGCTAGTGCCAGATCCAGCGGTAGCAGAGAAGTCGATGCCTTTGCCAGATGTGGCTATTACTACGTTGCCTGTAGAAATTTCTACATTGCTATTGTGATCAATGACTAGAGAGTCAACTTTTGGTGAATTAGTTCTTACCGCAAATTTGCGAGTGGACGCTGGTTCTATAGTAAAGCGTCCAGAACTGTTAACAATTTTTCCAATATCCGTCGAGCCAGTAGAATCATCACCTAGCTGAAAACCTATTGCGGCATTGCTGTTAGCTTTTATGCCGTTAGAAAATACATCGATTGTGCCAAATTTTCCATTTCCGCTTACATCAAGATTGACAAAATTACCGTCTGCGCCGCCTTCAACACGCTGCCATACGGACCCGTTAAACGCCGCCCAATCGCCTACGCCCCAGTTGGTAATACCGTCTAGGTTTGTGGCCCCATCAACCGACACAACGTAGTAATCGCCCTGTGCACCTACGCCAGAGGCGAGTGTCGGGGTATTCGTTGACGCGTTCCATGTGCCTTGGTAGTTCAACGCACCTAGCGCGTTTGCAACTGAAGATACTGTTTTTAACATTTTATTTTCCCATCAATAGTTACATCATTAAATGTTGGATTGCGGCCAAAGACACCACCGTTTTGTTTGATGCTCATAATACCGTCCTAATTAATTTAACTTACTTGGCTACCCAGCCTGTTTTTGCAACACCAGATTCTTTGACATACATTGATGTGCTGCCCGCTCCGTCACTTCTGCGGAAGATAGATCCTATGCCGCCATACTGCACATTTTCAGGAGTGCCAGTGCCCGTTTGGTCAACAATGACCGCTGTACCCGCTGTGTGCGTACCAGTGATGTAGATGGGTTGCGGTTCCAAATAATTTGAACACTGCACAGTATTGTCGAGATTAATATTTTCAGAGTCAGTCAAGTGTAGCTGAATAGCCCATTGATGAGTCGGGGTTAATGTAGAGTAGTCAGATGGTTGTATAATGCAAGTGTCGCAATCTGATCCATTAATATTAGAATTCGACATATTAAATCGCACAGCTTGAGATACTGACAAACCAACAGGGGGGAATGACGTTGGGTTCAGGCAATTATGAACTATAAAGACATTCCCAATATTAACATCAATAGATTGAACAACACCTATGCCAACATTGTCGTTGTCGTAAAAAGATCCGCCTGTGACGTTTACATTTCTCGATCTGCCCACAACTAGCCCGTTAGACCCATTCGAGTAGTATCGACCTCCCAAAATTTGGACGTTAGCAAGCAAATAGTCAGTGTTAGTGCCTCCACTATTTCTGGTTAGCTGAATGCCATCACCACTATTATGGTGAGACACACAGTTCACGATTGATATGTTTCTTGTCACGCCCAAACTTGGCGCTAGTGATATGTCGGTCTTGCAATAAATGCCAGCACCGTCATTTCCGTAACATTCCAGCCCGTCAATCGTTAATTCATAGCCACCTGACAATGTATCAATTCCATTGCCGTTGTTTGGTCCGGTTCCATTGTTATAAGACTGTCCACCTATCACTCTCGTATTGTCATTTAGCGCCCTGAGCTTAATGCCATCCAATGTGTTGGAATAAAAATTGCAGTCTTGTATTAATAATGAGTCTGTATTTTGAACCCTGATACCATATCCTGTATGCGTATCATGTCCACAACATTGCGTGACACTGCATCGGGTTAACTTGCCAGCAACAGCACCTTCCGCACCATCAAGGAAAAAGTTGGTGCTAAAGCCACTAACATCTAATCGCTCTAGTTTGACGTTGTATGATGCGCCAATCATTTTGATTCCACTCACTCCGCTTGCACTCAAGCTATGAGTGATCGACAAATCGCTAACGTATGCGCTGTCAGCGCCATCCAACAAAAGAAGCGCCCCGCTTGAAAGTGCGGATGAAGATGCGTAGTTGATTATGGTTAGGCCAACACCATCGCCTTGAAATGTCGTGTTGTCTTTCAAAGTCAGGGTATCAATAACCTTGTACGTTCCCGCTGGAACAATAATTTTAGCCGCTACATTTATAGCCGCCTGAATAGCCGCAGTATCATCCGTTACGCCATCACCGACAGCACCAAAGTCCTTGACCGATACTGACTCTTGCAGTTTGCTCTGGACGCTCTGGTTTACAGCGCCTGTGCCGCCTTGGTTGTAACTTACATTCGCGGCATCTACCACACCAAGACTTGCAATTGAGAAACTGACAACCTCAATCGTGCTGAGATTGGGCGGCGCAGTGGAGAAGTTGATCGTCGCGCCTGCAAGCGCGTATGTATTTTTTTGCTGATAAACGCCGTCAATGTAAATTTGCGTATTATTTTCAGCGATCGGTTCAGAGGCGAGGTTAAACGCGGTCTGAGACCCTGTGCCGGTAAAGTTTTGTACTGCCACATTGCCGGGTGATGACGGAACCCATGTAGTGCCGCTCCACACCTTCAGCTCATTGATCGAGGTGTTAAAGTAAAGATCACCAACCTGCAAAGGTGTGCCGTCATTTCTAGCGAGAGGATCTGTCGCGTGAGCGCCCTGATACTGCGTAATATCTTCGACGGTGTTAGTAACGTTCGTTATAACCGCGCTAGGCGCATTGTAGACCGTTACAAGGTTCTTATTCTGTACGAGAATGGAGTAAGCCGCCCCAGTGTAAACAGCGGCAGGGGAGCCGTCACGCACGATATAACCGCCTGACGTTCTTAGCGGTTGATCAGCGGGTATCTGGAAGTCTTGGTCCCAAAACGCGCCAGTGGGGGCAGTGATAGGGTTTTGATATTCCAAGCCGATGTAGACGTAACCATCGTTCAGAGCAGAACCGTCAGTGTCTGAATAGTTGGGGTAGCCCGGTGTTATACTGATTGCGGTCATTCTGTTGGCTCCTTCAGAGCATTCTTAATACGATTTTACGGTTTTTTGTGCGCTCAGGCGATTGTTTTATTGCTCGACCAGTTCCGTTCCCGGTTGCTTAGGTTTTCGCCGCTTTA